CCCATATCTTTGAGCATCTTTACCACGGATTGCACTTCCTTATCCTCAAAGTGAAGTGGATACTCTCCTCCAGTAAGATTATCTAATGTTTTAAGTAAAACTTGAGCTCTTGCTTCAGCCTCATCAAACGGAAGCTTTAAGTTTCGCATGTACTTAGCCTTCTCATCTATTTGGGCTAAGTCATCATACATATCCTGCATTATTTTTTTAACTGCATCAGCATCCTCTTTGGTTTTATTCAAATTGGCTACTCTCTTAGCTCGATCTCTATCAATTACTAATCTCTTCTGCAGTTCATACATGGTAGTTGCTAAATTATCATATTGAGTTTTGGCAAATATAACTGCATCAGCCTCCTCCAACATATACTTTTTATTCAGTCGCCTACTACCAGAACTCTCTGCATTATCAATAGCCTCTTTAGTTTCAAAGATAGCTCCATTCAATTCTTTTATTCTCCTTATATCACCATCAGTGGCACCTTGAGGACGAAGTTCCTTATCTTTAGTTGTTTTATCCAATGCCCTAAGTTGATCCTGATAATCCTTCAACTTAGCTATATCCTCGTCGTAATGCTCTCCGTATAAATTCTTTCTGTATTGTTGATATCTTTTATATGAATCGGACCAAACTTCAAGAGCTTTAGCTTGAGCAAGCATCATTTCATCCAGCGCCATCTGTTCAATATCAGACTTATCCATTTCATTGAAAGCCTTCACTGAACCATTAACTGTTACTTGAGCGGTATTAAATAATCTTGCCGCTTCAGCAGCATCCCTTACTTGTTTAGCATATCTAAAGAAAGCTACAGTACCTACTCCAATCGCTACAGTCACAGCGGCTACTGGAGCGCTCTTCAAACCATTTAATACATTAGCTAAGCCTCCTTCCATCCTCCACATATTGAAGGCTTTTGCTTTACCTGCCCACTTTGGAGCATTCTTCGTCAATTTGCCCATCTTTATAAGATCACCATTCAGAGCCCCTACCACATTTCGAGCAAATATAAATCCCCTAACAAAGGAGCTCAAGAATCCTCCATAAGCATACTTAAGTAAGGAACCCATTAAAGACAGTGGGCCTAAAGCGGCTAATAATCCAACTACATGAATTATCTGTTTCTTAGCCCCATCACCTAATCTATCAAAGGCATTAACTAAATCCTTAACTGTTTTTAATAAAGATTGGAAAGCGGGAAGAACTACTTTAGCAAGATCATCACCTAACTTGATTTGAATAATTTCACCAAGAGAAGATATAGTCTTTCTCATCTTATCCAGGCCACTAGTTACCGCCTCATCCGCACGAGCTAAGGATCCAGCAGACTTATACATCTCTGCCATTACGAACTGGTTGTATTCAAGGTTTTCCCCCGTCAATGATAACTCCCCAGTCATAGCCCTAATATCTCTAAATATTTCTTTAAGGAATTGGTTACCAGTAGACTTTTTGGATAAATCTTGTAATTTGAGCAACACATGCATCAAACCTTGAGGAGTGGCTAATTGAGCAATTAAATCTTCAGCATTTACCCCCATCTCTGCTAAGGCTTTTGCTGCCCCACCTCCTGGTTTAATCTTCAGCATAGCATTCAACATCCCTTTAAGATATACGGCAGCATTCTGAGCTGAAGCTCCTTGTAGAGACATAGCTGCCATAGAACCAGCCACATCCTCCAAACCAACTCCCATAGCTGAAGCTATTGGAAGAACTGATTGAAGTGCTCCTGAAAAGTCCCCAGCTTCAAGGGCTCCTTCTCTAACGGCGGCTGTAAATATATCAGCTACATTAGTGGCTGAATATCCTGACTTCCTATAAGCGTTCATGCTAAATACCAGCAGCTTACTTATATCAACCATATCACCTAATCCGGCGGTAGAGCCACGAGCAGCTACTTCTAAGATTCGCATCGCATCAGCCCCTTTCTTGAATCCAGCAGAAGTGATATAATACATTGATTGAGCTAACTTAGTAGAAGTTTGTCCTGTAGCCAAGGACATACTCATTATTTCTTTCTTGAACCCTTCTATATTCTCTCTTCCTATACCAACTAACCCCACAATCTTATTCATAGAGTATTCAAAATCACTAGCGGTTTCGATTGCTTTTTTACCAGCAAGTACAATTGGAGCCGTAAGAGTAATTGAAGCCAAATATCCGAAGGTTCTCCATCGTTGAGCCGATCTGTATATAGAGGAGGTCATATCATCTATTGACCTCGTAGCATCTTTAACCTGCCCAGGCAAATCTCGGAAAGCCTGACTCCTCATTCTCATCTCACTCATCCTTTTTTGACGAGCTGTGAGTTCCTCAATTTTCTTTGTAGCCTTCTCTGCCTCCCTACTAATTCCTCTCAACATGTTTATCATAGCCCTCTCGGCTTGGGTTATTCCTTTTAACCTCATCCCGAGCTCCACTGTCATTGATCCTATGTTTGGCATTGGTCTGTCGTCTTTCTTTTATTTTGGCTTGAGTTGCCACTTTCTTATTTTGTTGTTTTGCGAAGCCCAATAAAATCTCTTTCATTTGAGCTGCGGTTTGCTTTTTAGGTTCCTTATCCCCCATCCAATCCGGCATGAAGTCCAATACATCTACTGGCTCTACTGTTTTCTTCCCTGCGGCCCATTTCAAAGCTATTGTTAATATTAAACCTTGTAATCGAGCGAACCTAAACTCTTCCACCCATTCGCCTATTGGATCAATTCTATCCATCGCTTCCCATTCAGCAAGTTGATGGGATGTTAGCTGATCCAATAGGTAATCTGGATGTACTACTCCTAATTCTCTACAGAGTCTGAATTGGAATTGCCGACTTGGTCGGCTACGGAGTTTTTTATGATCTCCTCCTGATCTTTAATGCCAATTCCATTAAACTCATTTGCTTTTATAATAATCTTTTCCAGATTCTTTGCCCCAATAGATTCACTGAACTTCAGATAATCTTCTGGTTTGAGAATCAGATTACCATTTTCATCACAGATAGTATTAACGGCTAACTTCGCCCTGAAGTTTTCAGTAGCTTGTTCATAACTGGCAACAAGTCCGGTCTTAGGATCCCTGATCTTCTTCAATAAAGCATTTTCAAACTTGTCACGAGCACTGCCCGTCATTTCAGTAACATAAACGTAATCTGTTTCGTTCAAGTCTACCTTTTCGATTTTTAGAAGCTCTCTTGTTAAAAGTTCTTCTCTTGTTTTAAGTCCCATTGATTAGTCCTCCAAATTAATTTGTTAATAAAAAATCCCTGATTAGGATTACCTAATTGTTATGAACCAGAATCAGTCTCAACCTCTCCCGTAACTTTAATAGTTACGTCAGCCGTAACCTTATCGTCAGTTGGAATAGTAATCGGACATTCTGTAACCAGACCATTGAATGAAATAGTTGTTCCATCTGAGTCTGGTAGATCAATAGAATAAGCTACGGGAGCATCGTTCTCAAAATCAGCCTTCATCAATCCCCATGTGTCGATAGTGAAGTTCATATTGAGTACTACCGTACCTCCATCTCTAAACCCTGCAATGAACTCTCGGTAACCACCAGTAGAGTCCAGTGAGGTAACATCAATAAAGTCCCTGGTCATTCCCGGGCCTGTTATTGAATTTACTTCAGCAATAGGTGATCCTGCTCTATTAAAGACGGTTCCCACCCCTGCAAATGCTTTGCTCATAATTTACCTCCTTTTTAATTTAAAAAATGTAAAACCTCTTTACAACATTGATTATCTGATAAACTTCTGATTTCATCGCCGCTGTAAATTTAAGTTAATAATAAAACGAACTCGTTGTCCATCATCCCAATCCAACATAGCTGGACTCGTACACAAGATCAACGTATATAATGACTCACCCCATACTTGATTTGCCCGGCCATGTAGTGAATCCTTTATATCCCCAATTAAATCCGAAGCTTTTTGATAATCTCTATCTCTTACCATTATCTGAGCGCTCGTATACTCATAAACTTCACCATCCAGAGTTACTGGTGAAGTTCCTCCATACCTATCAAATACAATTACTATATTGTCAGGATTTGCTGGTTCATGACCCACAAATAAATTTTTAGCAAAAGTAAGATCAAAGGAACTTTCTGCCAATAACATATTTTTTATATCCTCTGATGGAGCATTCATATTATTTCATTTTAACATTATCCGCAATTATCTTCAACATATTAGGCTCTTGTTTAATAAGAGCTTTATAGAACCAAGAAGGACCAGATCCTTTCCTCGTCCAGTGAATTTCTTTACCTGATTCAGTACCATGCATCTCATGAACATAAAGAGCATAGAAAGCACTATATCCCATAATCACTACTGGTCCATCATTCGATTTAGCATTAGACATAGCCCTCTTTTCCATATCAGATAACATAGCTGAATGTTCTCCTGCAACTCTTGCTCCATCAGGTCCTGAAAAAGGTCCTCCTGCTTCTGCTCTATGTTTCTTTCCTCCTCCTGCAATGATCCTCCCCCTACCTGATACTACAAACCAACTATTGATCAAATTACCAGTTCTTCTTGGAGTTTTAACATCTCCGTGTTCAGTTTCGTTTCTTATCAGAGCAGCACATTTAAGTAAGCCAGCTAAAGATCGTCCTTCAATCTCTGAAACTTTTCTATTGAAGAATGAAGTCCATTTATCAATAGCCTCAATGTTTGATCGAGGAATACCATTTATGTCCATTCGTAAGAATCCAAAACTGCCCATAGTTATCTATATTGCCAAGGTGATAAAAATACCCTTCTTATGAAGGTAGTAGTTGAATTCAAGGCAGGAAGTTTTTCAAACTGCTGAATTCTATATACGGTATCCATCATTAGTGGATCTTCCGCGGCTCCACTATCCAGATCATTCAAAGTTCCTAAGAATAAACACCCATTCCTATCTACATCCTGACCAATCCAAACCACTCCAATATAATTCAAATTCACTCCTCCTCCATCCCAAGTTCTAAGTAATTGTTCTTTACCTTCCCAACGACAATCTATTTCTACTGGAGTATCATAAGTGAACTTATTATATCCATTATCTACTGGGTTACCCCAATAAACTGCTTTCTGAACAAGGGACTTTCTAACGGTATCTATTATACTCATTCGTCAAAACTTTTTGGTACAATGAAACTTGCCTCTCTCTTACCTAAGTTAGATAATGCTCCTGAAGTATCTAACATCACCACCACCTGTCCATAAGAAGTAGATTTTAAGCCTTCTCCAAATTTTGCATTAGCATATTCAACTTCAGCCTCTCCTACTTTTTCCCGAGAGGTAGGTCGATAATTAATACTACCAATAAAATGAGCAGTCAGATATTTCTCTATATCTCTTAACTTACTTTCTGAATAACCTTTACCACCCAATATCTCAGTGATAAGTAAATGAGCTGATAAGATATATGGATCTATTTGAGGATCAGTTAATGTACATTCATACATTACTCCTCTTACTTCTTCTGGGGTTACATATGCCATCCTTCTTTCCTCCTACTTTTAATTAACATTGGATCAATTGTTTCCACTATTTTACTATTCCATTTTAAACCTAACCATTCAAGAGTCTCATACACTTGTTGATAATCACCATGAACCATCCTCTCAGGCCAAACTTGTTTACAATTAACTCCCGTTTCAATCATTTCAACAAATCTCTTCTCGTACTGATGTATCCACCATTTCCAACCTTCCTCCTCACTATTAACTACTACCTTTTCCCAATTAACTGGATCCTTAAAGGTCTTCATGTATCCTGTCTTAATACAGGATTGAATAATATCAGGAGTCTTCCTTCTTACAATTATCCATCTGGCATTTGGAAAAGCATAATGCCAAATAGGCCACATTTGAGTTACATGAGATCCCTTACATAACCAAGGACCATCTTTATATCCTTCACTTTTTAATATACTCAACACTAACTCATTCCAATCAACTGGAATCTTCAATGATTTTGTTTCTGGAAATAAAGACCCGTTCTTATTTGTATCCAAGTAACTATCCATCAATAATCTAAAACCTAAATGCTCATACATAGTAGAAACCGTTCCAATATGAACATGACAAATATCGAATATCTTTGCAAGCAAAGTACTACCCGATCTTTCTGCTCCCGTTACAAATATTGGTTGGTTCATAAGTAATACATATAATCATCACCAATTAATTCTTTCAACTTTATAAATTCAGGATCAGGATTCATCCTAATTTCAGCTCTATGTCCCATTCCTATTCCCGTTCTGCCAGGCAATCCTTTAATTCCAACCGCTAAATCGTGCCCATCAAATAAATTAACTTTCTTATCAAGAACCTGTCTGAAGAAATTCATATCAATAAACCCTCGTCTCATCTGACAAGTCAATTCAAAAATAGGTAATATATTTGAAGTAAAAGCCACCTGAAATAGACTGGCATGTTTCCAATTACCATTTTGTAACCATCCTCTGAATACAGGATTATAATAAACGGTATACATTTGACCAGCCACATCATATCCTGATATCTTTTCCATCATCATACTTAAATATTGAGGACAGTAATAATCATCATCCTCAATGATAAATATAACTTCAACATCATACTTCTTTACTTCCTCTATACCTACTAATAGATTACGAGATTGAGTATTCTGTCCTTTATTCCACGACGGCTTTGGAAATAGCTTTATTACTTCCCATCCATCTCGAGCTATATTATCAGTAGATACTGGCACCACATCATCAATAATTACCCAAAGAACCTCTCCTTCATAATCCTGATGTTTCATGAATTTGGCACAAAGCTTAGTTTGCTTTGGTCTTCCTCCCGTTGGTGTAATTAAAGCTATCATTTTCCTAATACTTTACTAAGTACTCTTTTTACTCCATCCTGTATATGTACTTTCCCTATATATCCTGTAAGTTCAAATTGTCTATCTAAACTCGGCACTTTTGTAAGCGTCATTTTTGAAGGTAAGGAAATTTCTTCCACATAATCTTCATACTTAAGTTTAAGTGATTCACACATCAAAGAAGCAATATAATCCATACTGAAACAATCAGAACTTCCTATATTTAATAATTGAAAACCACTAATATAACAAAGGTCTTCCAATACTACTACTGCATCATCTAAGTGCATCCATGAACGGATACTTCCTTTATGAACCTGAATAGTAGTACCTTCAACTAAATTAGTAGCAAATCTTATCATAGCTGATCTGTGGTCCCCTATAGTTTCATTTTCGTGATAGAACATAAATGGACGAACAATAATAGCATCTAAGCCATTGGAAACCTCATATTTAACTAATTGCTCACCCATCAACTTACTCAATCCATAAAAGTTGTTTG